AGCAAATCAATAGTGCAAAAATTGGAATAGCTGCCGCACATTTTTATGACAATAGATACTTTCTTGCAATACCAACAGAGTCAAATGATTTTAACGATACAATTATTGTTTACAACACAACTCTTGGAGCATTTGAGGGAATATGGACTCCGAATGTAATGCAATTTGCGTTAACCAATTTCCAAGACCAAGGTTTGCGGTTAATGATGAAATTAACAACAGGACAAATCACCAGGTATAGCGGATATAAGACTCCAGCACAGGTAACAACCGCAGACTACAGGGACTTCGGTGTTTACACAACAACTGTTTCAACTGGTGGAACTTCAACAACAACAACATCAACTGGAACATTTGATTATGAATCATCTGTTCGCACCAAAGACTTTAACTTTGGAGATCCATTTGCTGTTAAGTACGGATCGCATTTCGAGGTAATTTTTGATGATTCCTATTCGACAGATACAACCATATCCATTCAGCGTGATACAGATGTTGGGGATATTGATGTTCAGCCAAATCTAAATATATCAAGTGCTGTACTCACACTTGAGTTTACGCTTCCAGCCCAACTTCCAACATCAGTAAAAAAGAAGCTTGCAAGCGATCTTCGCAAGTATCAAAAGTGGAGGCTGCTTAATGTCAAAATTTCATCTGTTGCCAATAAAATGGCAATCCGCCAAATTACGGCAGCAGCCAACCCAGATACAATCGAGACACAGAAGGCGTTATGACCGCTGTTGAGTATATTGAGCAAAGCGGCGTTCCAGAGGCTATGTGGCCTAACCTGGCCGAGTGGTTTGGTTGGTTTGAAAAGCAAGGGATGGTTGGGATTGTTCGCGATAATGATGGTATTGCAGGCGTGGCTTTGGCTAGGTGTATAAAGGATGGGCAAGAGCCTAATCATTATGTGCATAGCGAAGATGGCGAGAATGTGTTTGTGGACTTGACGATCTCCTCAAAGGGTGCTAAATCCTTGGGAGGCTTGCTGTTGCTCCTAGCGGAGCGTTTTGGTCCTCGCAAGCGGATCACCTTTAATCGTTCTGGCAAACCAAGGAGTTATGACTATATGAGTTTTATGCGAAAGGCGTTACGCTAATGGGCGGATCACCATCCATCCCGTCACCCCCGCCCCCGCCCGATCCAATGAAATCGGCGCAGGCTAATGCGTTATTCTATCGTTCTTCGCTTGAGACTTATATCGAAAAGTCTCCAGATATTGCTGCGCTTGAGAATGCTCTTCGCATCAAGTATATGCCCGAACAACGCCAACTGGAGCGTCAGCTTACGGCTGCCGACCAACTTGCGCAGGTGCAGGCTGGATTACAGATAGAGCGTCAATATGGTGGCCAGCGCACGCTGGAAGGCTTGCGCAGGCAGTATGAGTACAGCCCACAGGCTTACTCATTGAACCGCGCACTAGGCAATCAGCTTACAGCCCAATTTGCCAGAACTTACGGGCAAGCACCACAAGCCTCGGTTGAGCGCGAAGTCGCAATGGGCGGTGGCGTAGCTCCAGTTAATTACACGGCTGGAATATCGCAACCTATCGCTGCTCCAGAGTATACGACAAACATTGAAGATGTATTGAAGCGTAACGAAGAAGCAAAGAAGATTACGACAAAGAAGTACCAAGCAGGAGAGATTTAATATGGCGTTTGGAGGAAAAAATGCTTTTGATTATAATAGACCCTACAAGTCATCAAGGGTAACAAAATATTCTGTCGATGCGAATGGTGATATTTCTGAATTGACTGGATGGAATGAAACTGCAGAACCTGGTGGAAATCAATATCAAAATCGAGTAAGAAATGATTTGATTGAAAGAGAGCAGGCATACGATGCGCAAGCTAATAATTTTGAATTTGATTCAATTTCAAAAGCAGCCAATGCTGCATCCAAAATAACAAAGCAAAAAGTTTCTGATATTGAGAAAAATTACAAAGATCAATTATCTCAAAATCAGACATACAATACTCTTGCAGAGCAAATAGCAGGCTTGGCTGGACGAGGAGGCTCAAGGATTGGATCAACAGCACCAATTGATCCCCAAACTGGATTGCCGTCATTTGCTGGACAGCCTTCCAACCAGCCACCAGCAAACCTTTCGGCTGATGCAAACTTTGGTGCGTCCGACCTTTCTACTCGCCTGAACTTTCAAGTGTCTGACCAAGACATTATAAACGACTATAATAACAGTAAGATTGGGAAGTTGAATCAAATCGTTCAAGATGGAAACTCACAGATTGCTGGTATCAATAGCAGGATTGAGGCAGCTCAAAGCTTATATGATCAGCTTCCATCCGCAGATCCAAGGCGCGCATCAGCAAAGATATCAATAGACCAATTAAAATCAGATTTGACAAGCGTACAAAGCGCGGTCACAAAAGCTGGCCAGCAGGTTGCAAACTTTAAACCAGTTACATCAACAGATGCAGAAGGATTGAAACAGATCACATCCTTTCGCGAGTTTGTAAAATTGCCAGAAGAACGTGCTGGAGATCAACTGCGCCAGATTGATCCAGAGGCGTACAGAACGGCTGTTGGACTTGGCCGTCAATATCGCCAGATGGCTACTCAGCCTCTTGGTGCAACTACAACTGGACAAACAGAGCAATTGCGCAACACGATTGAGCAGGAAGCATTAAATCAACTTAGACTTGGATCTACTCTTGGTGCGGAAGAGCGGCGCGGTTACGAGCAGGCAGCAAGAGCAGCGCAGACTGCCCGTGGAAATATCTTTGGTATTGGTCCTGCAGTACAGGAAGCAGCACAAATTGGCGCGGCTGGCGAAGCAAGAAAGCTTGCACGCTATGGTGCTGCACAAAGCTTCCTTGGTTCTGGCGAGACAACTGGTGCTGCTACAGCAAGAGACTTGGCGTTGCGAGATAGCTTGCAACAGAATCGCCTCGGTGCTGCCGCAGGATTCATCGCTGGTGGTCCTTCGCTTTACAACTTGGCTGGTCAAAGGCTTGCACAGCAGAATGCGTCATTCCAGAATTACATTAACGCAAATCAAGCTATGCCTAATCAGTTTCAAACTGGACCTGCTGCCAATCAATTTTATCAAACAACAAATCCTGCAATTCCTGTTCAGTTGGCTGGCAATGCTTCGAACATCTATAATACGATGTCTGATTACCAAGCCAACACATACGGTGCGCAGATTGCTGCGATTTCTAGGCAACCGAGTGGGGCTGAACAATTCGGTCAGATTGCTACTGGTCTTGGAAACCTAGTTAAGATATAAGGAGATTTATGGCAGTATTAGATGTACCAGAATTGATGAATATGTTTCGCCAAGATGAACTTCAGAAGCAAGCCGTAGCTGAAGCACAGAGGAAGCAAGCCCTCGAAGAGCGTGCAATGGCACTCAAAGAACAGCCAGATGTTGACTTCAGCTTTGAGAAGGGTGGATTGAAGGTTAAAGGAAAGCTAAAGGATCTGCCAGCATTAAGCCAAGACCCAGCGTTTGCTCCGTATCTTTCTGGAATTGGACAAACAATCAGCAACGAGCAGAGCCTTCAAAATGAAGACATTGAAACCCAGCGCGCAGAATTAAACGACAGATTAAAAGACCTACAGAAGAAGCGCGTAAAGCAAGAGATTGAAATTGCGAAGGGTGATAGGCGTACATTTGCTATGGAAGCTGGACTTGGATTGATTGGGGCAAAGCCACGCGCTGATGTACTAAAAGACATAGAGGCTGAAGCTGGTGTCTACAAGAACAAGCTTGCCGAACTTGGCTTTAACAGACAAGCGGGTCAGATGGAAACGAATGTTCCAGATTATCAATCTGAAGCAATGCCATTACAAGCCGCACCGCAAGCAACACCGCAAGTTGCACCAGAGACTACAGCGCAAGCACCAGCACAGCCAGAAGCACCAAAAAACTTTAAGAGTCTCCAAGAAGCAAAGGCAGCAGGCGTAAAGCCTGGGCAACTTATTTATATCAACGGAAAACCAGGTAGACTGCAAGCGAGGCAGTAAGCAATGGCTATAGAGCCAGAGCTTGAGTTCGTTCCAGAGCAGGAACAAGATTTAGAGTTTGCTCCACTTTCTCAAGAAGAAGCTGGCAATTTAACTAAGGCTGATTATTTGGCATCTGGTGGTGCGCCAGAGGATGTAATCTCTCCAGAGCGTGAAGCTGTACTACAGCGAGAAACACAGCGTCAGTTACAAGCTGGCGCAACGCCACAGCAAGCATCCATTGAGGCTGGCAAGGCGGTGGATGCTATGGGTACGATCCGCAGGCCAGATGGTACGATAGCCGAAGGATATAAACCAACAGCGCAGGCGTTGGCTGAAGGCATTATCGAGACACCAGCAATCCCAGCCGTAAAGGAAGCGCAGAGACTAGGCATTGAAACAGTATCGTCTGGAACTGACAAAGCTACTGGCGTTGGGTTTGCGATTGGTAAAAACAAGGACGGCAAGGTGGTGCGCTTCGAGGCTGACAAGGATGGCAATGTTGACTCCTTTGAACTTGAGCCAGAAGAACCCAGCAGGCTTGGTGCGATTGCACGCACTGTTGCAAGCCAAGTAATCCCCGCAACTACTGGTGCTGTGGCCGCCGAAACCGCTGCCGCACTTACGCCTGGAGGCATATTGCCAAAGCTGGCTACTGGCGCGATTGCAGGTATCGGTGGATTTATTGCAGGCCAGAAGGGTCAAGAGGCTGCTGGCAAAGCATTGCTAGGTCCAGAGCGTATGGCTCGCATCAGCGAAGTATTACAGCGCGATGTTGAGAAGTATCCAATAACCACAACGGCTGCATCAATTCTTACGCCTACTGGTGGTGGGTTGGCTGGATTGGCAAGAGGGGTTGCTGAAGGATTTACTGGCAAGGTCGCACCAGCAGCAAGGGCTGTTGCGCCTGCTGTTATGCCATCAATTGAAAGTACATCTGCAGCGGCAAGAGTGTTGCAAGAGTTAAAGCAAGCCCCAAGAGCAGTTGGGGCTGTTGCACCAAAGTCAGAGCAAGCAGTAGCAAAGGCAGACGTTGCTCCAGTTGAATTGCCAATTGAATTGCCTGCGACACCAAAGGGAATTGGATATAGGCAAGCTGGAGTAAAGATGGTGAAAGATCCATTCCTTAACAGAGAAGTGCGTGAACAGCTTGCAAAGAGTGAGGATATAAAGTACGCAAAGTTTGGTCAGAAGGCATTGCAAGATGCCTTGGCAAACGAGTCCGATGATGTTGTAAGAGGAATTTTTGAAAGCGGAACTGCTCCTCAAAAAGTAGTTGCCAATGCCGAGTTAATTAACCGAGCGTCAAAACAGAATGATGTCAAGTCATTGATTGATCTTGCAAAGACCAGAATAAAGCTACCCACAGAAGCTGCTCAAACTGTTGCAGCAATGAGGACTCTTCCATCGGCAACCCAAAATGGATACCTCGCCACACTAAGCGTTTTTCTTGATAAGAATGGAAGAACCCTTACTCAGCCCCTTCTTATAAAAGCCAGAAAGCTTTTTAAGCTTCAAGCCAGAACTAGGTCAACCTATGAAACTCTTGCGGAAACAGCAAGAAACACGCTGGATGATGTTGACATACAAAGAGCAATTCAAGCAGAAAAGAGATTCATAGAGAGTGCATTCAGATTCCAGAACTTTGAGTCAAGACTTGTTCCCAAGAAATTTTTTGCCGAGACATTGCCAACCGTAATACAAGGAAATCTTCTTGCCCCCTTGTCCTTGGTCACGAATCTTTGGAGCAATGCGGTAAGTTCATTGCCTAGAGCAATTGGAAGACAGGGTGCGTTTATAAGCCAAGAGGTGGCAAGGGCATTCAAGAAATCAGTTGGAATGCCAGTTGCGGAAAGAACTGTATCCTCGCCAATATCTTTGGCTGGAGCAAGAAGGGTTGGGGAAACAGTTAAGGCATTTGTTCGTGGAGGCGGAGAAGGATTGGCTGGGCTAAAAAGAGGCATCAGTGCCGAAGGGTTATTGTCTGGAGAGAAAATAAGGGGATTTCAGCCAGCCCAAGCGTTTAGACAATTCTGGACAGGATCTGGATTGGCTCAACCAGTTCTTAACGGATGGAAAGGATTGGGGCAGGCTGGGCTTGATAGGGCTAGACTGGCCGCCGAAACAGTGCTTGGCGTACCTCCAGAAACAATGTTGCGCCTACTTCAGCTTGGCGATACTCCATTTAGAAGAATGGCTCAATCAAGGCTTTTAGCTGAATCTGCACAGCTTGCAGGGCAAACTGGTAAAGCTATTTCTGTTGCTACCAGACTTCCATCAGCGGAAGCTTTGGGAAAAATAGAACAAGAGGCAGCAGAAGCTGTGTTCCAGCAAGACACGCCGCTATCAAGAGCAGCGTTGAGCGTATCAAATATGTTTGGCCTTGGCAATAGGGTTGGATTGGCGAGGACTCTTGGAAAGACAATTATCCCATACGCAAAGACACCAGCAAACGTGATTGATGAAATGCTTGATTATTCACTACCTGGCTATGCTCTTGTTACAAAAGGAATACCAGCAATGCAGGCCAAGGACGCTAGAGGCGTACACATGGCAATAGGAAAAACATTAACAAGCTTAACCATAGGGGCAGTAGCAAAAACATTGTCGGACGCTGGAGTGATTGGCGGGTCGGCAGAAGATTCTGAAAAGACTAGGGACATACAATACAAAACACTTCCTCCACGAACAATAAACCTTAGCGCGCTGGAAAGATTTGCTGAAGGTGATTCTACAGACCTTCAGCCTGGTGATCGCGTTATGAATCTTGAGAAAATGGGGATTGTTGGCGGAATGCTTGCAACTTGGAACGAGGCAAGCAAGGCAACAGACAAGGGTGAATTTATAAGTCCAGAATTTTTAACCGCACTTGTTCCAGAAACCTTGTCATTTGCTATGAACCAAAGCTTTCTGAAAGGAACAAACAGCCTTCTTTCGGCTATGCTAGATGGAAAGAGGGACAGAATGGACAAATGGATTGCTAATTACTTTGGAACAGTATCTTCAATAGCATTCCCAAATACGCTTGGTGCTGTCTCAAGAGCCATGAGCGATTCATTACCAGAGAAAATAAAAATTAAGGATATTGAGGGTGAAGATACAGCAGAAAGAACGCTAAATTTATTTGGCGAAGTCCTCAAGAGAAAGATTCCTGGCTATGCAGAGGATTTGCCAAAAAAGATTGATATATGGGGAAGGGAAATACCGCAGACACCAGAGGGTGCTGATCCAGTAATGTACAACTTCTTTGATTTCACCAAGTCAAGGGAAGCGACATACGATAAAACCACCTTGGCAATTTACAAGCTATTCAAGGAAACTGAAAATGGAGATGTGATACCTCCGAAGCCTTTAGAACAATTTATGATTGGCAACGAAAAGTATAGGCTATCTCCAGAGTTGTATGAAAAATACTCAAAGATAAGAGGCCGAGCCAACCGCGCTGCTGCTGAAGCATTGCTTGGTGATGATGGCTTCAAAAGGCTTGGAAGCGAGGATAAGGTAAGGGCGTTAAAAAGTGCGTATTCTCAAGTTGGTAGTGACGCAAGAAAAGAGTTTTTGATTCGCAATGAGTTAAGAATTAAGCGAGGCGAGAAGCAATGAGATTTTCCATAAACCCATCCAAAGATGTTTCATTGAGAAACGATATGGTGGCTAGGGAGCTTACTGGAACTGGATACGAGCCAGTGCCAGAAGAGGTGAGAAGGATCGCTCCAATTGAGAAGGCCAGAGAATACGCCAAGCAAATGCCCCAAGTAACTCCAGAACAGCCAACACTTGACTTTATAGAGGAACAACAACCTATGCAAACAAAACCAGAACAAGATGCGCTACAAACAGCAGCGTTAAAGACAATTGATTTCGAGGCAAGGAAGGACAAGCAGGGCAACGTGCAAGTCTATAAATTGCCAGCAGGAGATATGGGTGGTAATTTTGAGGTTGCTGGTATTAACGACAAATATCATCCAGATGCCTTCAAAAGAATCTCATCGCTCCCAGCACAACAAAGAGCGCAGGCTGCGGCGCAGTACGTCAAGGAGTACACCAGCCCATTCGTCTCAAAGCTTCCAGAAGCAGTCCAGCCATTCGCGCAGGATCTTGCTTTTAATCGCGGGATGGGCGGTGCAACGAAGTACATCCAGCAAGGATTGAATACTCTAGGGCAGAAGGTGGCTGTTGACGGAGGATTAGGTCCAAAGACATTGCAGGCAATCAACCAAGTTGAGCCAAAGGCGTTAATGCGTGCGGCAAGCCAAGCCCAGCTTGAGGACGAATACCGAATGGCTGAACGCAATCCAGCCAGAAAAAAGTTTATCGGTGGACTTGAAAGCAGAATACGAAATAGGCTCGCAATATTTGGAGCTTAATCATTATCCTCTTCTTGAGATCCAACCCAAACAGCGTCTCCATTCATATAGGCAGAACCAGCCTTAATCGTTGCGGAAGTTCCATAAAAGAAATTCCTAGACTTCGATATGAATGTTGAATCTTTCCCAACAACACTACTTCCAGACTTAAAATAAAAACCCTCAGTAGAAATTATTGACCTACCAGATGACGATGAATAAGCCATTCCACCATTCTCTGATATTACGCATCCACGGCCACATGAGAATCCGTTGCGTTTTAGAACTGCTCCTACAAAATCAGCAGCGTCAGCATCATCATCTTCAGCCATCACCGATGCCATCAGCATCGCAGTCAGTGTCATAGTTATTATTGTTTTCATTAGGAAAAGTCTCTAGTACAAACCGAAAGCCGTCAAGCATGAAATTAACATCACGCCAAGTTGGTGCGGTAGGGGTAGCTCGCGTCACTGGCGCGTTGCTGCGGTGCGGGTATAACGTGCTTACGCCATACGAGGATTTTGCTGGGTACGATGTGGTGGCCGAGAAGAACAATAAGTTTTATCGCATCCAAGTTAAGACCGCGCAGACCGTAGAACCTGGGCGAACCAAGTACCGCTTCACTACCAGCAGTGGCAATGGGTTTAATATCCCAAAGCGCGCCATCAGTGGCGTGGATTATGTGGCCTGCTGGGGCATGAACGATGATCTGTTCTGGCTGTTACCCATCGCCAAGTGCAAAAGCATAACAACTAAACTTTGCCCATCGACAGGCCAGAACTGGCGTGTATTCCAAAGCTTGTGAACGAGAAAGAGGCTTGGGCTAAGTTTGAGGAAGGGCTGAAGGATGCAGAATCCTTTGATGAGGCCGTGGCTTGGGTCAAGAAGAATAAGAAAATTGTCGAGAAGCTAACTATGATGGCAATGATTAGACGATTTAATGATGATATTAGCAGAGCTAATAAGACTTGGCGCAACTAAAATAGATTAAAATATATCTCGACACTGGTATGGGTTGACAGCTAAACCCAACCAATGGGGAAAATCAATAGTCGAGCCAAGGGCGCAGCGGGTGAGAGAGAATTAGCGAATTACTTGCGGGAGCAGGGCTGGCAGAAGGCTCGCCGTAGCCAACAGTTCGCAGGCAATCCAGAGGGCGGTAGCGGTGATGTAGTCTGCGAGAATTTTCCCTTCCATATCGAGGGCAAGCGATGCCAAGCACTCAAGCCCGAAGAGTGGATGGAGCAATCTAAGAGGGATTGTCCGAAGGGCAAGATCCCATCAGTATTCTTCCGCCGTAACGGACGCAAAGAGTGGCTAGTCATAATGACCGCCGACAGCGTGTGTGAATTAGCTCGACAGATCGCGCCTGCAAATGTGAAGATTGAATATGTACCCAGCAATCCTATGTCAACCACGGTTGGTGCTGGATTTTGGGTACACAATCAAGAAGAACTTACCCCATACATACAACCAAAACTAAACCCAAATAAATAAAGGAGATACTACAATGGCATTAACCATAAGTGAGTCGCAGAAGATGGAACGCAAGTTGCCCGAAGCTGGTGCAACCGTAGGCGTTCTTTACAGCCTAGTTGACCTAGGCCACCAGAAGACCAACTGGGACAACCAAGAGAAGTGGACACCTAAAGTCCGTTTGACCTTTGAGTTGCCCGATCAAACCGATGAGTTTGAAGTCGAGGAGAATGGCAAACGCACCATAGTCCAAAAGCCGATGGTCGTTAGTATTGAGCAGACCCGCAGCCTTGGTGAGAAGGCAAGCTTGCGGAAACTGCTTGAGCAGTGGAGAGGCCAGACCTTCACATCCAAGGAACTCCAGGCATTCAGCTTGAAGAACCTACTTGGCAAGCCAGCCATGCTGACGCTGATCCACAAGACCAGCCAGCAGGGTCGGCAGTATTGCGCCATCGCAGGTGCATCCAAACTCCCAAAGGGTATGAAAGCACCAGCTACCACTACCAACGATCAGTTGTACTACGAGATCGAACAGGGTGAGGCTGGTCAGTTCAACGATATGCCCGATTGGTTGCAGGAGAAGATCCGTGCATCCAAGGAGTTTGCTACCGCTGCTGGCAAGTCCACGGCCACTAAGGTCGAGGTGGACGCAGACGGCAACCAAGTGCCATTCTAGGTTGTATGGCTCTTACAATCACAGCGAAAGAGCCTACCAATTCCCGTCTGGTCGCTACTGACCAGGCGGGACATTGGTACACAGCCGAGGGTGAATCCGCCCACGTTGTGATTGGCAAGAACGGAAAAGAAAGAAACACAACCGTAGCC